GGCATGGTAATATCCGCGATGTTTGAGAGGGTTCTGGTTGATCCGCGCGCTGATCACATGAGGCCCGATCTTGACGCAAGTAACCGGGTACATCAAATCCGGATCCTGGACCTGGTCTTTGCCAACGCCCCATTCAAGAAGCACCTTGCCCTGCACGTCACCCATGAACTTCAGGGCGTCGATTTGCGATTCGATGTCGCTGAGGACCGCGTGCCGGCCTTCCAGGGCAGCCCGGGCGCTGTCAATCGACAGCCACTCTTTTAAGCCGCCCACGGCATACAGGTCCAGCACCTCGCGGATGGCCTGTTCGTCATAGCCTTCAACGCCAATCATTTCCTGCAGGTCCGCCGGCGAATAGCGGATGTGCTCAATCAAATTGCCAGAATTGAGGTTTTTTGCACCCGAAGAAGGGTATATGTCAAATGGCGATACCCGCTGATATTCTCGCACGATCTTCATGACGATCTTTGGCATGGTGCGGCCATCCGAAGAAGGCACCCACTGAATGCTGCGCTTTCTGCGCAAAACAGGGCCCTTCAAAAAGGCCGTGGGATAGGTCACAAAGTCGTCAATCAGCTCTGAGATGGAAGCGTACCAACCGCCTTCAACCATGCCGTCGTTGATCATCCGGGTCTTATCGTCGGCATCCTGTCTGGCCTGCTCGTCGATCTCTTGGCGCATCTCGGATTTGACCTTCTGGGCCACTTCCATGAACATGCCCTGATCGATCTGGTCGGCCGTCATCCCGTTTTGCGCCAGCTGCCGCTGCAGGCCGGCCACCACGCGGGCCTTTACGGCCTCTTCGGCCTCGGGCGGCAGATCCGGGATTGGAGTGTGCTCGACCTTGAAAGGTACCTCGCCTTGCGGGATCATGGCATCCCGGATCCAGGCAATGGCAGCGCGGCACTTGATATCGGTTATCGATATATAGATCGGGTCGCGATCGCCCTGATCGTGCAGCCGCTGCAACACGTCGGGATCATATTCCGAGTTGCGCTGTCGCAGGCATCGAAGAAGCTCTTGTTCGGTGGGCTGCTTGGCAGACTTATTGGCCGACCAGGCCGAGTCGATAAGGCTGGCCAGGGCAGATAAAATCTGCGTTTTCGGCATGGGCGCCAGGCCACTTTCCTGATCCTGTTGTTCAAGCATCTGGTCTGTTTGCTCAGGGGAGAGCACCATTACCAAGCCGTGAGAAGAGGTATCGTTGTAGGGCATTTTCAGTTCCTTTCGAGATCCTTACCCATAATAGTAATCGACTGGCTGCTGGGTGACCGCGCCGGTCTTGTCCACCGATTTGATCCTGGATACCGCCAAGGCCAGGTAGTTCAGCGCATGCCGATAGTGATCTGCGCCCAACTTGATATAAAATGCTTTTTTGATGCCGGTTTTGGGATCTTCTTTGTAAATCTTGGCCGTGTTGCAACACTCGATGGCCATCCGTTTGACCTCAGCGTCCTTGCGTGGCAGCTCCAGCCGGCCGGGTGTCGTAACGATACGATGGGTCGTATCGCACAACTCGGTGCGGTTGACAGTAACCACATTGGAGGTCTCGTTCCAGGCCGCCACCCCGACCTGCTGTTCGGAATAAACGCACCCGAAAGAAGAGTAGGGCGCCTTGGCGCAATACTCGCGCACCTTATGCAGCTCCGGATGCATGTCAAAAACGATTGAGGAAACCTTGTAGCCTTGCGCCAGGTCCCAAATGTCTTCAAACGAATCCACTCGAATAGCCTTGATGATCTTGATGCCAATATCGGAGACCCGCAGGCCGATCAAAACATGCAGCTTGGCACCGACATCGACCCCCATGGCGCACGGGCCCGGCGAAAAGCCGGCCATGGCATCCTGGCCACAGCACAAATAGACATCGTTGCGCTCGAGCTTGTTTTCGCTATCGATGTGGGCCATTGCCAGGCGGCGGTTGTAAAAACGAACCCTGTCGACATCGGGATCCTCCCATTCCTTGAGGATCGTTTCGGGCCGTGTGAAAAACGAATTCAGGTGCGATATCCACCATCCGACCATCTCTTCGGACAGGTCCGGATAGCGCGCGATCCAATACCCTTCTGACGGGTTAAGCTTTGCGCTGCATTTTTTGCAGGCTCGGTAGACCCTGCCGGCCCGGTTCGAATTGATGGTCAAACCAGGGCCAGAGGCGCCTCCCCCGGTACGCTGCAGACAGTCCGGAAATTGCAATTCGAGGCAATTTTCCCTACCGCACTTGGGGCACTCAATCATCCAGATACGTTGGTCTGAATGTTGATACATCCGATCGATGCCGTAATTGGGCACGGTCGCATTGGCCAGGTAAAACTCTTCCTGGACCGTTGAATGATCGAGCCGGCCGCGCGCAAGCTCGAGTGCCCCTTCGTCCATCTCGTCTATTTCGTCTCCGACCAGCAGATCGACCGGAAGCGACTTGAGCTTGGACGATGTTTTTTGGGCACCTTCGACATCGCGCGTCATCCGGGCGCCGCGGAAAAACAGCATGCCGTCTCCGACCCGCTTGACCTCCGAGCTGTCCGTATCGCGCACGTACTTTCCGACCGTGTCCGGATTGTTGCGGATGAAGGTCTTGAACCGGGACTTGGAAAAGTCGCTGACCTCGTCGGAGGTCGGAAACAAGAAAAGGGCCCCTTGCTTAAAGCGCCCGTTGATCAACCCGTGACAAGCCTTGCAGACGGCCATTTCGGTAAACCCGCCCATCTGAGGGCTTTTTTTGGCACACTGACGTTGCGACATGCAGCGCCAGATTGGAATCTGGAACTCATGGCCGATGTGCTGGTACGGTCCTCCGAAAAGCACCATCTGATTGAAATAGGCCCAGCACCATGGGTCGAACCGGCTCAAGGACTCGATTTGCTCCGGGGTCAACCCCGACGGAATCATTGCTTGGTTACCTCGATGGCCAGGGCGTCGGCCACCCGCTGCAAGACCTGTTTTTGCTCCTCGGTCAAGTTTTCAGACAAAGACCGCGGCGGAGGGGCCGACTTTTCATCCAGGCCGAACGCCTGGCGTTCGAGCGGGATCATGTTGCGCAGGGCAACCGATAAATCCCTGATCACGGCCGCATGAGTCGGCAGCGAGACCGCCTTGAGCATGGCCACCCGGCGCTGGTGTGGCACATCTTCTTGCATGATCATATCGATGATGCGTTCACGGCTATTGCCGGCATCTTCGAGCTGGCGCGAAAACATATCGACCAGGCCAAGCTTGTGGCTCAGGTGCTTCCGGTGGCCCCGGATGACGGCCAGGTTGGTCTGCACCGCGACCTCGACGGCCCTTTCGTCGTCGGCTTCCGGGTCTGCTTCCGGGTCGCGCGACAAATCGGAATCCCGGTCGACGGTGGAATCCTGTGTGGAACCCTCGCTGGAAACCACCACCTGTTCCGGAACGTCCGGGATGGGCGGCGGGGTGGACAATGCGGCCCGGGTTCGTTCCAGGACCTCGCGGCTCTTGTCTTGCACCCAACCGTTCTTTTTCACCCACTTATTGACGGTCGTATGGCTGACCCCGATCTCTTCGGCGATCGTGCGCACGGACTTTTGCCCCAGCCGGTATTCCCTTTTGGCCTTGGCAAAGCGCTCTTTGTGAGTGAGCCTTTCAGCCACGGTAGGCCACCTTCTGGACCTTCCACAACTGAACGGCTCCGATCGTTACCGGGTGTTCGCGGACCTCAAAAGGAACCTTGTGGGCCTTGAAATAATCGATCCACTTCCACAGGGCTCGCATGTCGGCCGTTCGCCTGAGTTCGATACGTGGAAGGAAGTCTACTATGTGGGCGGTTTTTAAAATCTCTGGACGGTAGGCATCGAAGATCTTTTTGGACATGTTCGATCCATCTCGATAAGGCAAGGTGGCCCTGCCCGTCACTGCATGGCCACTTGATCCGCGGTAGCGAAGCCCAGTCGGGAGCGCTGGGCGGGTCATCATCCAACCCCTTGCCTCTGACTTTCGACCCCGGTGACGGATCGTCGGGGCTCTGTGGTCTTGAAAATCATGGGCGTCGATAGAAGTCAGACCCTGAACCTTCCTTGGCGGTTGGTGTCGGATCCATGGGCTGTCTTTTGGCACTGCTCCGCCCGGTCGATCCCCGCCTTGGGGGAAGGGGCGGGGCCCCGGGATGGCTGGCACACCCCAGGGCCCCTTGGCGAACAAGAAAAAGGAGTACAGAACCAATAACAGCAGCCTTTTTATCGCATAAAAATTGGCTAATTGCAACATCTGCAAATAAAAAGTTTGGCCATATGCAAATTTCCCCTTGACATTATTTTCGGCGTAAATAGAATAGGCCCATAAAAGGCCGCACCGGACAGCAAGGGGGAGTCAAGAAAAATGAAGAAAACCGCACCCATAAGCGCATTTGCCCTGCACATTTGGGGCAACCTTCACCAATCGCCAAGATTGTTAACTCCGGAAACATGGGAAAAATACAATCAGCATCCGTCCAATGTCCTGGTCAACTACCTGACCCATCGCGGGTCGATGCTGGACAAGGTCAACCTGTTGGCCGACTTGGATTGCTGAACAAGGAGGGATCCATGGAATACGAGTCGTGGAAAGAAGAAGAGTTTGAATACAACCGCAACCGCATCCGGCGCATCGTGGTCGAGTGCCCAGTGTGCGGACGATACCATGCACCCAAACACCTATTCTCGGACCTGTGCGAACAGTGTCTGCTGGATTGGTGGCGCGACTGAAAGGAGGGATCCATGCAATACGTGTCGTGGAAGGAAGGGGCATCCATGAGGGAAAAATATTTCCAGGCCAGGCTCGAGGGGCTATTGACCGAACGAGAGGCGCTGATTGCCGAACGCGAAGCCATGCTGCTGGACAATTCAATCGACAAGGCCCTGGGGCTGCGAACCCGCACCTATTCCGGAGCAGCCTTTTTCATGCTGGCCCACCGCTTCGCCGACCTGTCTGGGAAAATCCTCGCCCTGGAAAGATGTTTTTTAGAATGGGATCGAATGGGGGAGGTGCAGCCATGATGAAGTGTCGGTTATGCAACAAGGACATTGAGCCTGCAGTACAGATTTTGGGCGACTGCCGAGCTGCCGCCGAATTTCATCAGCGCGTCCACGAGCGAAGGCTTCTGCGGAACTCGATGATGCTGTTTCGGCTGCTTATCACACGTGATCTTGTAAAAGACCCTGAATACGTCAAGTCGATCAAAAACACCCTGGATGAATTTACAACCATCACCGGCTCGCTATTTGAAACCAAGGAGGACTAAGCCGTGGAGCCTATCGGTCGCGCCTGGATAAAAAATGGCTGGCACAACATCTACAGCATGCACACGATCAAAAAGGGGCGGGATAAGGGATTGGTCGTGGTTGAATATATCCATCGTTTTCAAAAAACAAAAAAGGTGGCGGTCCCGGCGGTGTTCGTTCGCCCAAAGAGCAGTGCAAAATAAAAAGAGAGGAGGGTCGCCCCCCCCGGGCGGCCCCGCAGAAAAATTAGGAGGGATTTATGATCTGCCCAATATGCAAAAAAAAGCAACCCGCATCGACAGGACCATTATATTCCGCCGCGACGCAGTCCATACCTGGGGATCGGATATGTGCGCAGCTTTCCTAAGCGAAGAGGAATAACCCATGCGTTAATCGATGCAGGCTTGTGCTCTGCAAACGATTAACCCACACACCCGGCTTCGGCCGATACACAAGGAGCAAAACAATGCATATCACCGAAAGCGTTCGCCCGCTTGACAGCGGAAAATTGATTGAAATGGCACCCTCGATCGGTGCCGAAAAACCACACTCCGCGCTGTCCGAACGATACTCATTTATTCCAACTGTCAGGGCCATTGATTACCTGCGCGATGCCGGCTGGCTGCCGATCGAAGCAAGCCAAGCCAAAACCCGCAAAAAAGATCGTTTCGGGCTCCAAAAACACCTGGTTCGCTTTACCCGGCCGGACTTGGTCATCAACGGTCATCGCATGGATCTGTTGTTATACAATTCCCATGATGGTGGCAGTTCATTTCAGCTGGTCGGGGGCGTCTTCCGCTTCGCCTGCGCCAATGGCATGGTGATCGGCGATAAGATGCTGCAAGCATCCTATAAGCATGTCGGGTTTTCCCCGGACAAGTTTATCGCATCCGCCGATGGATTTACCGATAGATTGCAAAAAACGGCCGACGTGATCGATTCGTGGAACACCATCGATCTGACCCCGGACGAAAAAAACATCTATGCCCAGGCTGCCCACAGGCTGGTATATGATGAGCCCGAAAAGGCCCCCATCAAACCATCCCGACTACTGAGGACTCGCCGCCCTGTGGACAAGGGAGACGTGCTGTGGAAAGTTTTTAACCGGGTCCAAGAAAACATCACCCGGGGCGGATTATCCTATCAAATCGTCACAGAAGATGACCGGGGCGTGCGCAAAACTCGGAATGCCACCACCCGGCCGATCAAGTCGATTGAACGTGACAAAAAGATCAATGAGGCCCTTTGGATCCTGACTGAAAAGATGGCCGAACTCGCCGCGGAAAGTTCTGGCCGGTGGTGGCGTAGGAGCCGCGGAAAGTTCTGGCCGGTGGTGGCGTAGGAGCCGTGGCCCGCTGGGCCGACATATAAGGAATTCAAAAGGAGAAACAATGGCCATAATTAAATTTCAGAAAAAAGACCACATAGATAACGATTTCGTTTCGGTTGACTTTGCCGGAATAGATCGGTTGCGTGAAACCCTTCGCAAGATCGTCTTTTCGCTCAACAAGAAACAAACGGGCACCGGCCGGCGGTGGCGCAAAGGCGTCGGATCTTGGGATAGAAGTGCATTTTACGTCGGCCGCGGAGTCACCCGGGTTTCTTTTTCCACCCTGTATGTGTCCGGCCACCAGATGTCCAAGGTTGTTGCCTCCCTGAAAGAAACAGAGGCCGGGGTGGGAACAGATTGCTATGTCAACGGCCTTAACCTGCATGTCTATATTCGCGGCGTGCGCAAGGCATAGGGCGAAGGAGGATCCACCTTGGTAAGACTGGATAAGGTTCTGAAAGATTATCTCACCACAATGGATGTGGCCAAAAAAACGGCCCTTACGCAAGCGCGGATCCGCCAGTTGATTTTATCTGGCGAGCTGCCCGCCAAAAAGATCGGCAATGTCTGGTTTGTCCACACCAAGGACGCCGACCTGGTGAAAAGGAAGCGTTAAAAAAAATGCCGCCAACCATTTGATAGGTTGGCGGCATTACCTCTAAAACCTATTTTGAACCAAATGCACCGATAGGCAAAACCCTTCCCTTTTGAGTGTCTGCGAGCCAGCCGGAACCATATCCGACCGGCCCCTGCACTGCGTCAACTACTTAGGCTGCAACCTCTTCGTGTTCATCTTGCGCTTCCAGGCGAGATTTTGCCAGGATCTCATCACACTTTTCGATAGCCCTTGACAGAGATATGCGCCGCCTTTTGCCGGTGTTGGCGCAAGCTTCCCGGTACAACCTTTTGGCATGCCACCGGACAGCCCTTATGTCGAGATTGAAGATTTCACAGATATAGGACAGCGATCCAACATAATCCTGCCTGTAGCCAAAAAACCAATTGTGGGCATCATTGCGGCACCGGACATTGTCCGCATTGTGCTGCCGCCCGTTGGGCGTTTTGATCGTCCTGTTGGCCGTGCGCTGCAGATCGAAAACCGCCGTCGCCATTACAAGGGCCCACAGGCGCATGGTTCCCATCATCTCCCATTCGATGGACCCCATCCGGACAAGGGCGCTGTTGCCGTAGATCGAGGCATCAACACCGTCTTTTGGATCTGATATTTGCACCATGAATGCCTCCTAAAAGGGAATGTCGTCTTCTGGGGGCCCTGACGTGCCCTGGAAACCATCATCGTATTTGCGCTCATCATACCCTTGTTGCCGACGGTGCGGGAGATCGCCCGAGGCGTTGCCGCCCAGGAACTGAACGGTATGAGCGACTATCTGGGTCGCATAGCGCGTTATGCCGTCTTTCTCGTATGACCTGGTTTGAATTTTGCCTTCGACATAAACCTGTCTTCCCTTAGATAGATAGCGGCCGCAATTTTCCGCAAGCCCGCTCCAGACGACCACGCGGTGCCACTCGGTGCGCTCGCGCCTTTCACCCTTAGAATCCTTCCATTTTTCGGAAGTAGCTACCGAAAAGTTCGCAATCGCTGTTCCATCCGCAAGGTATTTGACCTCCGGATCTTGTCCAAGATGTCCAACCAGAATTGCCTTGTTGATCATAACCTCCCCCCGAATCGGTTCTTGTGATCCTCGCATTTGACGTATGCATTCCGGATCCTTCTTTTTTTAAGCTTGCACCACCAATTCGAACCATACCCATACGGCTCTTTTGCGTCCGTAAACCAAAAGTGGACGCAGCTACCTGCGCAGGTGTCTTTTTCAGCCATGTCTCTTACACTCTCGTTCCATGAGCGCCTGTTTTAAATACATCACCAGGTCCAAAGCCTCTTGGTACGCATCCATCAAGGCATCTCTGCCATTAAAGGTCTCGAGTTGGGTTCCATACTTTTTTATCCCGACATTCCTGCGCCGGATCAAATCCTTTACCACCCCACCCAGCACCGCCGCCTGCCCTCTTGTCGGCATCGGCTCCGGTGTGTAGGCATTATTGCCCATTAATTGCTTCCTTTCCCCCACCGTGGGGCATGCTCTTTTTCCATGTGGCATTGCCAGCACTTCCATTGGGTGTTTTCGATCGTGTC